TGATCCTACTGGACTACTTGGTAATAGATCAAATTTACCTCTTGATGTAAACTATTATAAAAATAGAGCTAAAAATTTACTAAATACTTTTAAATCAACTGAATTTCATAATATAGCTGGTAAACTATCTTCAGTAGACGGGATAGAGGCGTATTATGTAAGAGATGGTATTATATTTTTTGGTGAAACATCTCCATCTGAATTACAAAATAAATATATAGCCGCAAAAAATAACAAATATCAAAAACAGTTTGGGGATATAACTATTAAACTAGACACAAATTATCTATTTAATATAGTTAATGATAGTGTTTCTAATGTAAAAATTTATGATGTTGATGTAAAAAAAGAAAATGTAAAACAATTTAATAATTATGTAGATCGTATATTTCAAGAAGATTCTAGATTTGATGATGGAGGAAAAAGTATATCGCATTTTATTAAGTATAAAAAACCAGATATTTCTTTTTTAATACAATTAACTTATCCAGGATCTTCATTAGAAAGACCCACTACAGAAGGTATAAGAAGACAAATAGAATTTAATAAAAATACCGCAAAGAATTTTTTCTCTAATCCAAATACAGAATACGTAATAGATAATATAGTCGTTAGTACAATAGTAGATAATTACTCAGAAATTCTATTATCTGTAAAAGATCATCCTGATTATAAAATTAAATTAGGAAGAGGCAGTATATTGAGAAGTGATCTATATGCAGATTTAGGAGTCATAAAAAATATCCAAGGTCCACAAAATTTAATATACAATAAATTCTTAGAAGAAAAAGATAGAGCTGTAACAAAAGCCGAGCAAGACGCATTAAAGAAGAAAGAAGATACAGAAAAAAGATTACAAAATGAATATGATACAGACACTGTAAAATCTACTATAAATTCAGAATCGACTATAGAATTGATGTTGAAATCTTTACTTCTGTATGGAATAAACAATGTCAAGTATCCAGAATTATTAACAGGAAAACCTTATCAAAACTTTATACAGAATTTATTTTCTGAAGGCGCCTATGCTCCTATATTTAAAAAAGAAGTTCCAGGAAAACCTAATTATGATAAGTATACCGATGATTTCTATCAAAAGTATATGAATGGATCTTTAAACTCTTTAGAAAGATTAGAAACAAACTTTAGATACGGAAACAATTTCTATCTAATGTCTGGAGAAAATGCTTATTTAGAAGATTCAAATGGTAATTTAAAAATTAAAAATCAATTAAAACCAAATTCACAGATAGCACAATACATACCACAAGTAAATTTTGAAGAGTTATTTAAAGTATTACCTGTTCCTTATGGAGAAACGGCTAATTTAGAGATTGAGGATAAATCTGGATTATCAGTGTATATAAATTTAGGATTATTCTTTTTAATACTAAATCATACTGGTATATTATACAACTCAGAAACAGATGCAAAAATGCAAGCTGGAGATGTTATAACTCCTATGACTTATGTAGATTTTAATCCAGAAACTAATTTTTACCTTAGTAGTATAAATCAAATATCAATAGATCCTTATAAATTTTTGGTACCTTATACAGGAACAATAGATGACTATAAAGAGTTGTTTGAAGATTCTCTTTTGGAAAATGGATCTATAAAAGCACCTAATCCTAAAAAGACAGAGGAAAATAAAACTGCAGCGACTGCGGCACCAACACCACTATTTAATTTTGAAAGTCAAGATAAATTAAGTGGAGCTTTACCTCAACAGAAAAAAAGTATGGAAGGTACTCAAGATGGATACATAGGAAAACTTATGTACGTAATGGTCGATATAAACTACTTACTTAAAGACGTAATAGGATCTATAAAAAATAATAGCAGTACAAATGAAGTATATTTTCAAACAACTATAGAAAAAATATTAGCTGATTTGAATAAGTGCATGGGTAATTATAACGCCTTTAGACTTTCTTATAACGATAATTCAAACTGTTATGTAATTACAGATGATCAGATACAGACAAGACCTGATAAGCAAGTTGCAAATGTTCATGGAGATTTAGTACGAGGCAAAGACGATTATGAGATTCCTATATTTGGAAAAAAATCAATAGCTAGATCATTTGAAATACGTACAGATATAAGTTCAAGGCTAGCAAGTATGTTAGCTATTTCTTCTAATCCAGGAGCCGGTAGTCAAGTTGTTAATGCAAAAAATACAACAGATTTTGGTGTGTATAATACAGGATCTTTTGATAGATATATTCCGATGAAGACCATACAAACAGGTCAGACAAAAGATGAATCTGCCAATCTTCCTGCAATAGAGCTTGCTACAAATTTTAATAACGTTGTAAAAAGTATATATACATATTCAAGACAAAATCAAGGAGAAACACAGGGGAATTATATATCTCAAGATTCAATAAATAGAGCTACATCTTATTATATAGATAAGATGGCAAGAGTTAAAAACTTACAACCAGAATCTGTACACGCAATGATAATTCCTGTAAAGTCTAGTATAACAATGGATGGAATGGCTGGTTTATATCCATTTCAATTATATACCATAGACGAAAGGATATTACCATACAGATATAATTCTGATAATTTAAGTAATGCTCCTCAAGATTTAAGAAAAGTTGCTTTTTCTATATCAAAGATGACTCATACTATTTCAGATAATCAGTGGACAACTAGTGTTGATGGTTTTATGACTTTGCTTAGAAATCAAACAAAAGATCAAGCTAATGTAAGATCAGTAAAACCAACGGTAATAGAGATTCCAGAAACCGGTATACAAGATACTATAGAAGTAGATCAAACACCTTTATCTCCAGTAAGAACTAGAAGATTAACTAGCGCTGAAGTATCAACAAATGCAAAAATTATTTATGAATATTTTATCAAAAAAGGATTGCCTAATTATATATCTGCAGGATTTGTTGGAAATTTTTATCAAGAAAGTGGATTAAATCCTCAAATAATAAATTCTATAGGAGCTACAGGAATTGCTCAATGGTTAGGAAGTAGAAAAGATAGATTATTAAAAAAACCAAATCCACTTACTTTACAAACTCAGTTAGATTTTGTATGGGAGGAATTAAATGGATCAGAGAAAAGTGCATTTATAGCAATCCAATCGGCAAACAGTGTATCAGAAGCTACAATAAAAATAAGAAAAAAATACGAAAGACCTGGTGAAGCTGAAGCAAATGATAAAAATCGTATTGATTACGCTTTAAAAGTTTTTAATAATTTAGTTTAAAATGGCACTAAGATACTATCCATCATTCAGAATCCAAACAAACCAAAATACTACAGGAGGAGATTTTACTGTAAACGGAAAGCCGTACGTTGGAAAGTTCTATCTTACATACGACGGTAAAGCTTTCTCAGGCCCAGATCCAGTTTCAGGTCCAAATGAGCTATTGACTCCAGCGCAAAAGTATCAATCATCTCCAGTGCTGACTAATAAAGCTCTGCCTCCAGTTCTGATAGACTCTCTAGCTTCAGTAACACCATCAGCTAAATCGATAACAAAACCTACTCAGCAACAGGCGTATTATGGAATTGGAAACCCATCTGGTGGACCAACTCCATATTATCCATATCCGCTTGAGAGTGATTACGCAAGAGGTTACATCATAAGGTACTTTGCAAAAAAGAAAAACGATGTCGGCTATGTTGTAGAGATATCAGAGCAGGAGTATCAAAATTTACAAGACGGCACTGTAAACTATGATGTGTCTTTGTATATGACTGGGAAAATAATGTGGAAACTAACAGGTCCACTCAATTCTGTAAGGTTGAGTCAATACGATACAAGAGCTGGGATAATCGATACGAACAAAAGATTGACTGAGAACTTAAATACCACTTTCCTAGGGATCACTGACTTTATTGGTGGGGATTATACCAAGTGGGCAAGACCTACTACTTAGAAGATTACATGAAGATTCTAAAAAAACTGAGTATATTTATTAAAAATAAAAAGATGAAATCTAGTCCTAAAAAACAAAAACCATACGTAAGCGGTGATTATGATAAAATCAAAAACGAATTACCAGAAAACTTGCGTAAATTTTGTGACATAATTAATAAAGACTTCATTAGTAAAGATAATCCCGATATTGGCGATTTACAAGGAGTTACTTATGATGCAGTTGGTAAAAAATTAAAATTTCCACTAGATGATTATACAGATCAGGGAATGAATTTATTAATAAGACTTGTTAGACGAACAGCAAAATTACCAGAATTTAGTTCTATGTTAAAATTTGATAGAGAAGCATTAGAAGATGGATATGCTTTATTAAAAATAAAAACTGAACCTACAATAAAAGAAAATAAAAAAATGAAAATTAAACTAAGCGAAGTAAGATACTTTCAAAAGATAGCAGGACTCTTAAATGAGAATGATTCTGATATACTAAGTAAACTACAAACTTATATCTCAAATGAATATGTAATAGATCAAGGTTGGGGATCAGATGTTGAAGAAGCTAAAATGAAAAATGATTCTATAGAGAATGAAATAATTCAAATAAAAGGACAAGCATATTTCGATGATTTGAAAAAATATGCAGATCTAGAAACCTATAGATCTGAATATGGAGGACCTGAAGATGCTGAAGAGATAGAACAGAAAATGGAAATGTTAGCAACTAAATTAGGATATACGGTAGATCAACTAAATAATATATAATAAACTTTAAAGGAACTCGAAAGGGTTCCTTTTCTTTTTTACTTAAAACTTTAACTAAAAAAATACAAAAATAGCACGTATAATCTAAAAAAGGTTATGCATGTATTTTATCGTAGAGACACAAGAACAGCTTAGTGAGTTATCTCCAGTCGAGTCTTGTTTCATCCATGTGATATCGTCCTCAGACAAATGCCATCCGGTGCTATCCAGATGCTCACTGGTCTACTATAATAACGGAGACAAAGGTTACATATTCCCAGTAAATCATAGCGAAGGATTTAGCCTGAAACTACAATCCGTACAACAGTTCTTAAGCGCACACAAAAAGGTCTACTTACTCGATAAAAAGTACCACTCGTATTTCTTAGATCTGGACAACTCAATTGATCTCAACTTTATAAGAATGGATCAAGGCATAGAAGGATCAAAGTTTGAGTGTGATACCCTGCTTCACAGAGACTTTAATATAAGATATGCCTCTGTGCCTGTAGTGAATGAGATAATACCGATAACAAAGCACTATGAAAGGTGTGAATGTCTGTATAACAAAGTCCAATCCCTTTTTGACTTAGAAGGAGATTACTCGATCTTAGACAGAGTTTCTAAAGCGTATTCTTGGGTAGAGAGCAATGGAATAGCAATAAGCGATGATTTCATTCAGACTTATGACATAGACAACCCCACTGGATTTATAAACTCTGGCATTGCATACTCGTACTACAATATGTACAACACGACTGGCAGACCAACTAATTCATTTAGAGGAGTAAACTTTGTGGCAATACCAAAGACAAAGGAGATGAGAAGTTGCTTTGTGCCTAGAAACGATCTCCTTGTTGAGTTTGACTTTGACGCATATCACCTAAGATTGATAGCAGGGCAAATAGGATATAAGTTTCCTAATCAAGAAGAATCACTACATACCCAGTTAGGCAGAGTCTATTTTGGAAAAAGGCAGTTGACAGAAGAGGAGTACACAAAGTCAAAGGAGATCACTTTCAAGCAGATGTACGGTGGCATAGATCAAGAGTACAGATCACACCCATTCTTTTCAAAGCTTGGAGACTTCATAGACGAAATCTGGACTAGGTACAAAAAAGATGGATCGATAATACTTCCAACTGGGACTAGACTAAGAAGAAACTCAGAGATGAATAAACTCAAGCTATTCAATTACTGGGTACAAAACTTAGAGACAAGGAATAACGTAGAGAAGATAGAAAAGTTACAAAAATATATGGTAGACTGCAAAAGTCGCCTGATACTTATAACATATGACGCTTTTCTTTTTGATTATAGCATACAAGACGGCAAAGAATTCCTGGTCCAAATCAAAGCCATACTCGAAGAGGGAGGATATAAAGTTAAACATAAATACGCAAAAGACTATTTTTTCGAATAAATCACGATATTTATAATTACAATAGGGTTATGACAATAATGAAGTTAACGCAAGAATCACTGATGAATAGGCTATTTTGTAGCTTCACACCGAAAGAAAGACTAGACGAGAGATTGGCAGAAATAAACAGCCAATATAAGATCCTGTATAACAAGATCTTCGTTCTTGCGTCTCCAGAATCAGAAGAGTACATGTGCACATACAATATTGAGATCGAAGGTCAAGAGACTAAGATACTCGGTAACACAATACTGCTTCACAGAAAGAAAGAGACAAACACGCTTTACACAATAAATGCACTCAACACACTTATCATGAATCTCAATGGTGGGGTCATGGATAACAGATTTCCAATCAACTGGCAAGAGTACAGAAACTCTATGCTTCTCACACAAGGAAATGAGTTTCGTAAGTTAAATACACTGGTACACAAAATAGTTACCACTTCGTAGATCTACTTTTCTAGATCAAAATTTTCACGTATTATTATTTAAGAAACAATTAATCTTTATATGGCAATTGACGTAAACGCCCTCAAGGCAAGGCTAGCTGCGTTACAAAATCCAAAAGGTGCAAAGGGTGAAAATCAACCCAAGACGCTTTGGAGAGCAGCAGTAGGAAAACACTCGGTGAGAATACTTCCATCGATGTATGACAAGACATTTCCGTTCAAGGAGATGCATATCTATTACGGGATCAATAACAAGACGATGATGTCGCCTGCATGTTATGATGAAAAAGATCCGATCGCAGAGTTCACTCAAAAGCTCCGCAAGTCTTCAAACAAAGAAGATTGGCAGTTGGCTAGAAAGCTTGAACCAAAAATGAGGGTCATGGTGCCTATCATTGTACGTGGAGAAGAAGACAAGGGCGTAATGCTCTGGGAATTCGGTAAGCAGGTTTACATGGAGCTTCTTGCAATCATGGAAGACGAAGACGTAGGCGACTACACAGATCCAATCTCAGGCCGTGATATCACAATCGAGACCACATCACCTGAGCAGAATGGTACAAACTATAACCAGTCTAAGGTGCGTGTAAGGACTAAAGTGACTCCGCTTTCAGATGACGACAAACTGGTTAAAAAGTGGTTGACAGAACAGCCAAATCCAGTAGACTCCTATAAGCACTACTCTTATGATGATATGAAGGCAGCACTGCAAGCACATCTAAACCCAGAAGAAGAGGCAGAAAAACCTGCAGCGCCAGTTGAAGAAACTACTGGAGATCTTCCTTGGGAGAAACCAGCAGCAGAAGAAAAGCCAAAGAAGGAGACTAAGTCTTTCTCTCTGAGCACAAAAAAGAGTGACACAGACAAGGCGATAGACGACCTGTTTAATATCTAATCAAAATTAAAAAGGTTATATGGCAAAAGCAGAAAAGAAAGAGGGGCTCAATGGAGCCCTTTCTAAAGCTATAAAAGGCGAATTTAACTTGGACAAATTTAAGAAGTCCAAGAATCTATCAAGCACATCGGTAAAGTTCAAGGAGCAGAGGTGGATACCTCTCTCCTCGGCTTTCCAAGACACGCTACAAATTCCTGGAATTCCAATAGGACACATTACTCTGCTTCGAGGTCACTCAGATACTGGAAAGACTACTGCATTGCTTGAGGCCGCTGTCTCTGCACAAAGCATGGGGATATTACCTGTGTTTATAATTACAGAGATGAAATGGTCTTGGGAGCACGCTAAGTCAATGGGTCTTCAATTCGATGAGGTGGTTGATGAGGCAACAGGCGAAGTAGTAGATTACAATGGATTCTTTCTCTACGTTGACCGA